ATTAGATGTACCATCTTGTAATGAAGCATCACAAGTAATCGTATAGTCACCTGTTCCTACTTTAGTTAGTGTTAAGTTTTGAGAAGCTATAGTAGCTCCTGTAGCACCATTAAAAGCTATAAAACCCTTACCTGCTGCAACAGCATCTTGAACAAAAGCTGTATTAGCTAGTTGTGTACTGTCGTCACTAGCTGTTGGTGTAGGTGTAGTTGGAGTTCCTGTAAAAGCAGGAGAAGCTATATTTGCTTTTAAATCAATTGCTGCTTGTAATGTAGTTTCTGTAGTTTGTAATGCAGTTTCTATTACATTATCAGCAGTGGTAACAAAAGCAGTAGTAGCAATCTGTGTTGTATTAGTGTCAACTACAGCAGTAGGGGCTGTAGGAGAACCTGTAAGGGCTGGGCTATTGGTGTTAGCCTTACTATTAACTGCTGTTTGTATAGCACTAAACTCATCATCAATCTCAGTACCTTTTACAATCTTGTTAGCGTTACCTGTAGTCAGGGCATCTTTAGCTGCAAAGTCTGTTGTTTTTGAATAATTACTCATTTATATAATCCTACCTAGTTTTCCGTAAATATCTACTTTTTGTATACTCAAAGAACCACCATCAATTTCTGCTTCTATGCCTAACTGAAAAATGCTTCCCGAACCTGATACAGATGAATCTAATCTATCTAATGATATACCTGCTTGATACTCTGCTACACTTGCTGCATTTGCTCCGTACTCTGCTATTCCGTACTCTGACACTGGTATATCTTTTATTGTAAACGGAAAAGAAAAGTAACTTGTTACATAATCAAAACCAGCCTTTAAATTAAATGGTTGTCCAGTAGAACCAATAACAGTGACAGCAGCTCTTTTTAATAACTTGTTTTGATTTGGATAATTTAAATCAAAGTGGTTAGTAAAGTAACTCATAGTGTAAGGAACAGAGTTATCTGTAAACCCACCATATTCTGCTATACCATTAGCTTGTGTAACATACATTTTTTTTGTTGTTTTATCGTAAACAAAATCAGTGTGGTCTAAGTTGTTCCAAGTAGTAACTCTATAAGAACCATCTTCTAGTGGTCTACGAGTATCAAATACATAAATAGTTTTTGCTTCTGGTAAAAATATTAAATAAAACGCTTTCTCAGGAAAGTAACAAGACTTAATTAAACCAAAGTTAGACTCTCTATTTACATTACCTAAAAAAGAATCTCTTATATTTTTAGATAAGTCATTTAACTTAGCTGACTTTTCTTGTATTGTTCTACCTAAACTTCTTAGTCCTGTAGCAGATAAAAATAAAATATCTGTGCCTGTGTTTTGTATTGTATCTCTAGTAATACAACCAACACCTTCTAATACTTCTACTAATTGTAAAGTGTTTACATCAAAGCTACCTTGAAAACTATCAGTGTCTTTAAATATAATAATATTGTTTTTACAAAATATAATTAAATGACCATTGTGGCTACCAAGCCCTGTAACGACATCTGAGCCTTTTGGAAGCACACCCGCTATGTTGATACTACCAGCACTCCCACTGCCCCATTTAGTACCTTCTAGGAGGTCTGAGAAGAATACAGTAGTCTTGTTGTTGGCAGTATCTGCTGCCCATAATCTACCATAAGCACTCATTACTATGTTTGCATTAGGTACTGTACCTGTATAATCAGCGTGTTGGTCTATGCTTTTAAACTCATCAGCAGTAGACTCATTAGTGTAGTACAAAGGCTTGTAACCTGCTTGAAAGAAATAAGCTCTATCATTCAAGGTTACACCTTGCCAGTTACCTGCTGATATAGTATCAGTTGTAGTGGGTGTTATTGTAGTAAGTGTAATAAAACCTTTTTTAAATGTAGTAGCGTTCCAAGATATAAAAGTATTAGCACCAGCTACATCTAAGAAAGGGTGCATACCTAATAAGTTAATACCATCACTACCTGACGTACGATAAAACCAACCTTCTCTTGCACCTAGTCTACCAAACTCATCAATAACACAATTGTTTGCATCAAGAGCAAAGCTAGGGTCATTAGACAAACTAGACTCTTGAGTATTTAAACCTAAAAATGCTGGTGCTACCAGTGATGCTGTTACTAATTCTTTTGCCATATTAGTTTGTACTCACAATAAATGGTACTTCTTCAACTGTAAGGATACAAGAAACTCCTGTACCACCTGCACATGAACCTTTAATTTTATAACCAGCTTCTAGCATTACATAACCACCATTCATTTGTAATTCTATAAAGTCACCAGAGCCTAAACTCTTATCACCTAGCACTGTTATCTCTGTAGAATCAAAGTTAATAGTTACATTTGTATCGGCTCTAGTAGAACCTGAACTATTAGATACAAAAATAAGAACTAACTTTGCTCTCATATTATTAGGTACTGTATATAAATCTGCTGCTGATGATGCTAGTGATTCTACAAAGACTGTTCTAGCTTTCATACCACACTAACTCCTCTGGGTGTTTGTTACCATCTAAAGTTACTGCATCTTGTAAAGCATTAGTAGCTCTAGCATAAGCACTAACAGGGTTGATACCACCATCTTCACCACGCTCTTCTACTGCCATTGCATAAGCTAGTAGCTCTACTGGTTTAGTTGGTACAGTTAGTGTATCAACATCATTTACTAAATCGTCTGACCTAAGTACACAGTTAAATCTAATTGTGTATGCTTTGTCTGGTATAGGATATAAGTCTACTTGTGTATCACCATCAGCACTAACTCCGTTAAACGAATAGTAATAAGGTGAGCCTGTTGCTACATCACTAGTTAAAAAGAACTTGTTAAAATCGTGTGCTGCTTTGTAATCTAAGAAAAAGTTATCTGTTACATTTGTTGCATCTAATACTGTTAAAGCATTTAAAGAACCATTTAGTTCATAGTTAAAAATACCATTAGATGTAGTAGCACTTAATGTAGTTCTTAATGCACTCCAGTTCCAAGCATTTTCTACTGACTCTTTTGCATCATTAACAAGTACAGCTATTAAACTAGAGTAAGAAGATTCATTGACTGTTGATACAGTACGCTCTCTTAATCGTTTTAAAATGTTATTAACTATATCTAAGTAAGTCATATCTTGTATCCTAATTAAACCATTTAGAGAATAAAGTGCTACCAAGACCACCTAATCCCATTGCTATAAATATAGCTCCAGCAAACATTCCTTTTCCTTTAGCCATTTGTTTTTCTAATTCATTTACTCGTTCAGATAGCATAATGCAAGTTTTATTCATTTCACTTATTTCATTGTTAAGCTGAGTAACTACTGCTACTAACTGTCCTGCTTCGTAATCTGTCATGTTAGACATAAGTATGTTTATCCTTTACCTTACTATTGAAACAGTTGCATGCAACGGGTCTGCAAAACTAGAAATAGAATAAGTTTCAAACCTAACACTATCTACTGCTGGAGTTGAAACCCTGCTAAGTGCAGTATTAAAACCGCCATTATTACTAACTGTTCCTTGTACAGACCCAGTTAGATGAACACAGTAATTTACATCTGGCATATTAGTAGTAAAGTTAGTTGTGTACTGACCTGAACCATGGTCGGTAATAGAACTTACATTACCACTATCTCTAATAGCAACTGTTCCTGTTCCGTTAAAGTTTACCCATGCTCGTACTCCATAAGCAGTTGCAGAAGAACCAAACCCTGAGTTCATCTGTAAGTTATTACTACCATCTTCTAATATAGCAGTACCAGTAGCAGCAGGGAGTGTTATAGTCCTAGTACCAGCTACTGCTGGTGCTGATACAGTAACAGTTCCGCTTGTATCTCCTGTAAGGACTATTGAACTCATTACACACTTGCTCCTTTAAGCTGGTCTAGTGTTGTCATACTATCCACTTGATTAGTAATATCTCTTAGTCTTTGTTTCTCTGTGACTATAGCTGAAGTTGATGTGCCAGCTTCTTGTGCTTGCATAAACAAAATATCTTGTGCTTCAAGTAAAGGCTTTCGTTCTTCACGAAGTCTGTCTTTAGTAATAACTTTAGCTTTAGTTATATCTACTGTTATGCCCATGTCCATGCACCTCTAAATGTTCTATCTGATGGTACTACACTATCTTCTACTATTTCGTAGTTAGCTCCTGCTGGTACATCTTTAGCAGCTAGTTCTTCCATAGTGTGAGTTAATAAATACTCAGGTGTAGGAACAATAACTGCTACTCCACCATCATCTGTTTCATATATTATTCTCATTTTATTTCTCCTTTACCTTACTATTGAAACATTTGCTTGCAACGGGTCTGCAAAACCAGAAAACGGAAAAGTTTCAAACCTAACACTACCTACTGCTGGAGTTGAAACCCTGCTAAGTCCAGTATTAAAACCACCATTAGTAGTAGTTGTTCCTTGTACAGACCCAGTTAGATGAACACAGTAATTTACATCTGGCATATTAGTAGTAAAGTTAGCTGTGTACTGACCTGTACCATGGTCGGTAATAGAACTTACATTACCACTATCTCTTATTGCTACTGTTCCTGTACCATTAAAATTAACCCAAGCCCTAACACCATACGCTGTACCAACAGACCCAAATCCTGAGTTAAACTTTAAGTTACCAGAGGTATCTATTGTAGCTTTAGTAGACCCTGCTGATTGGAAGTCAATCTGACCACTGGTATCAGAGGTTAGTTTTAAACCATCACTTGTATCTGCATTAATAATTGTAGCCATTATTTATCCTATGGTTTTGGGTTATCTGTTTTAACTTTAGCTATTGCAGTTGCCCAAGTAGTTGTACCATTAACACTATCCCAATATTGCATATCTAGTTGGTCTTGTATTGATGGGTATTCTAAAGACCTAGTACGCTGGTATGCTTTTGCATCATAAGCTGCCTGTAGTTTTGTAACTTCTGCATTAACTAATGTCATATCTAATTCTACGACATTACCTTGTGCATCATAAGCATCTGTACTTTCAATGATGTTTACTACATTTGAGTGCGTGTTGTAGATTGCTTGGTCAATCATTAGTCAACCTCCTCTAATATTATAGATGATGTTAGACGTTCTCTACCAGTTGAATCTGCATCTTCTACAGTACGATTGTTGTACAATGTTCCAGCATTAACATTAACGTGTGTAGCATAATATGTAGTTGCTGAGGTAGTAGATGGAGAGTCAATATACACATAAAATGCAGAATCTTGTGTTGTAGATGCGTTAGCATGAAAGGTTATAGCCACTGGAGCCATACCTACTTGCCTATTACCAGCAGCAGCAGGATTACCAATAACAGTAGAACCTCTGCGTATTCCGTACATACTTTCATACATACCAGTGGTAGAAAACTCGCCCGACCATCTGACAGTTATTTTAACTTTTTTACTGCTTGTAGATGGAGTAATTGTTGCACTAAGCCCTGTTATATTTGTAATAACATTAGAGCTTGATGCTTGACTTGATGCTGTAATTACATGTGTTTGTACTACTGCTTTCTGTGCGATTGCAGTATCAAAGTTATCATCACCTCTTAGTATTGTAGCCATATTATAATACCACCCATCTTTGTCCACTTGGTACTGTTACTGTTACACCACTTGCAATAGTCATTGGGCTAACACTCATACCATTAGTGTCAGTAGTTAATGTATAGTTAGCAGTTATCTCGTTACTGTTCTCGTATATTGCACCACCTGCTGATGCACCACCGCCTATAGAACCCCAAGCACTTCCATCATATCCTTCAAAAGAACCTGTAGTAGAATTAAACCTAATGTATCCTGCTGCTGGTGAACCATCTCTTTGTGCTGTAGTACCACTGGGTAATAAACCTGCACCTGTACTAGAAGTTTTAGTTACAGTAGTTACTAGTGGAGAAGCATTGTCTGCTGTAGTTCCCTGTGCTGCTGTTGCGTAATCTGTACTTGCTGTAGTTGCAACAGTTCCCAAACCTAATGTAGTTCTAGCTGTACTTGCATCTGCATCATCTATTAGTGTACCACCAAAAGTAGACACTGCTGACGTTGCTACATAATCTGTACTAGCAGTTGTAGCTGCTGTTCCTAAACCTAAGTTAGTTCTTGCAGTTCCAGCATTATCTAAATCTGATAAATTGTTTGCTTTGAGTGCTGCTGTTGATAGTTCTGCTGCTGCTGCTGTTGCAGAGTTGGCTGCTTCTGTAGCACTTGTAGCTGCGTTTGTTTCGCTTGTACTTGCTGCACTAGCAGAGTTACTAGCATTGGTTGCTTGTGTTGAAGCTGTGCTTGCTGAAGTAGCTGCATTAGTAGCAGATGTACTAGCTTCAGAAGCCTTAGTTGTTGCTGTTGTAGCAGATGTAGCTGCATTTGTTGCTGATGTAGCTGCCTCACTAGCTTTAGTAGTAGCTGTAGAAGCACTGCTTGCTGCATTTGTTTCAGCAGTTTCTGCATTAGTTTCTGCTGTTTCAGCATTAGTTTCTGAGGTTGCTGCTGCCGTAGCTGAACTTGCTGCTGCGGTAGCTGAATTAGAAGCGTTAGTCGCTTGTGTACTTGCAGTAGATGCAGATGTACTTGCATTACTTGCAGAGGTAGAAGCACCAGAAGCAGAAGATGCTGCTGAAGATGCTGAGTTACTTGCATTTGTTTCTGATGTACTAGCATTACTAGCTGATGTACTGGCTGATGTTGCACTTGATGCTGCTGATTCAGCAGAAGTTGCTGCTGCATTAGCTTTTTCTGTAACAGAGTTAATTGTTACATCAGTGTTTGCATCACCTGCTCCACCATCACCACGAAATATTGCCATCTTGTACCCACTATATAATATTAAATAAAAAGCAGCCCCCGAAGGGGCTACTCATCTATCTTAGTTCCTAGTTTTTAGGTACAGAGATAACTAGACCACTTTCAGGTCTAACTGTTTTAACACCATATAAAGTGTCAGCAGTCATCAAATCACCCAAATACTCTTGCTTGTATTGAGTTTGTGTACGAACACCGATTTGTTCTGCTAGTACCATTGCATCTTTCTGAGCCATGATAGCACCAATAGTATCAACAGCAGATGCTGAGTTGTCAGCAGCAGTTTCAACTACAGGTAGGTTGTTAGACACATAAATGTCAACACCATAAAGGCTACCGATTTGACCATTAACAACACCTCTGTTATCTACGAAGTCAGAAGATTGATAGCGATCAATGCCCATAATAGTAGTACGAACACTTGGTGGGATAACTAAGAATCTTCCGTCCATAGGAACATCATTATCGTCAAGTTGTTGTACTGCTTCTCTGAAAGCTAAGTCAGTAAACAAGTCAGTTGCAGCTACAGTATCAACTGCATAAGCAGCCAATCCATTAGCAGCATCAATGTAAAAACTGTTAGAGTGAACAAAGTCAGAACCTGACCCATTGTCATCTCCAAAAGTTTTAGCTAACAAGCCTATGTCAGAATCTAATTGTGTTGCTAAAGCATATCCAGCATCTTCGGTGTAGAAACTACGAAGTGAAGGTTGTGCTTGAACATCAACAATATCTTCAATTAAGCGTGAGTATTCAAAGTGCTTGTTAATTGCTACTTG